ATTGAAGCGGATGCGCCCCGTCTGGAGATAGCCCGTGGTGTACAGGTTGGTAGCACTCTGAAGCCACACGGAGCTGGCAGACAGAGCGAAGACCAGGCGCCCCGAGGCGCCTAGCGTAGATACTCCAACGATAGAACTGGTGATCGCAGTAGCGTAGATGTCACGGGCGTACGCGTATCGTACGGCCCTCGTCGTCTGCTCCTGCACCTGAGTGCCCAGATCCACCCTGAAGAGCCCTGAGGCGGCATCGTGGGCGTTCGTGGACCCTACGTACATGAAGCGGTCGAACCCTACGATTCCCGTGCAGCCGCCTGAAGGCTGGAACAGGAGCGGGCCGTAAGCTACGTCACCGTTGCCGTCGATCTCGCCAATACGGAAGCCCTTGTTCGTAGAGATGCCCACGAACGAACCCACGTACCCGTAGATGCTTCTGATCGTTTCGCCTGTCGGCATGGTCGCCGTCACGGTAGTGACCCACGGGTTGCCAGGAGTGTTCAGATCTGGCACAAACTTGTAGATCTCAGACTTGGTGCCGTCCGTGCCAGCCGCATAGATAGCGGTCGGTCCTTCCGTGATGGAAGTCCACTTCCACAGCGGATTGGTGTGAGTGAACTTGGCTGCGCCCGGGGCGGCGGGCGCTCCCACGTTGATCGCCTCGCCATAGATGGCGTTGTCCCAACCCCAGACCACGCGATTCTTGGTGAACTCGATAGGGCCGAAGGTGGGTGTACCGACCACGGTGTACATCTTGGTGGCAACGCCCGTATCGACGCCCGACCAGATGCCGTCCGTGGCGTTGATCAAGGTGCGAGTACCAGTGTTGGCCAGGTCCAGCGTGGTGCCCACAGTAGGATTGCTCGCCGCTGTACGGCCAGAATCCGTGAGCTTCCACAGAAGGTTGCCATCTGTGTAGAAGGCAGCGTCGACACCCGAAGTGTCGACGTACCCTCGAACGCGGGGAAGAGTGCCCGACAAGGTGAACTGCTGTGCCGGAGCCTTCAGGAGTCCGACCTGTCCGGCTGTCCATGTGTCCACGCCGAGCGAATCGGAGAACCGGTAGTTGAACTGGTTGTCGTTGTCCGGGTCCTGGTAGAGAAGGCCAGCTCCGTACCCGAAGTTCGACTGAGACCGGAGCCACCATCCGTACAGCGACTGCTCACCAGGTTCGGCGAAGCTGTCGAACTGCTGCTTCCTGATCTCTGCCATGCCTTCGGAGTAGGGCGTGTCGTCGCGGGTGGCGGACAGGAAGGGGATACCGCCCAACGCGTAGTCGAACTGATAGTCCTCAAGGTTGTAGCTTCCCCCGCCTCCCCGAGTTCCGAAGGAACTGATCTCGAACGGTATCCGGTGGACAACTTCAGCCACGACGCACCGCCTTCGCGGTGCTAGATCCTGACACGCTTCGCTTGTCAGTCATATCACACCACCCGAGTCAGGCGAACCCAAGAGTAGATCTTCATGGTGGTAGCCGTGGCGCTCGAAGTAGCCTGAGACCACGAGATCGTGAAGTTGCCAGCGGTGCCAGCGGTTTCGATCATCCCGTTGAACGGGAAGCCGAACACCTGGCTCGCAGTCTGGAGACCGTAGGTCCGGGTGGTTCCCAGCGAGTTGGCGATCGTGCGTACCGTGGAGTCGTCTGTAGTCGCCGCAGTCGGCGGCGCTATCGTCTGCCACGTACCGGCAGAACCAGCCGGACCGTCCATCTGAAGGCTTACGTCCGGCGTTGTGGACGCCGACGTGATGAACATGATGCCGTCTACTTCGTAGATCGCATTAGCCACCACAGGCACGAACAGATGAGGGTCAGGTGTGGGCGTGGCGTTCGAGGTGATGCTCGTGTCAGCGGTCTTCCGGGCGTGGAATGTGCCGTTGATCCCGGTAACCGACAGGTTGCCGGTAAGGGTCACCGTCCCAGCTCCGGAGCGGGCGAGGTTGGCGTCGATCAGTCCGGCTCCGTCGCCCCAGCTAAGTGCCCCGTCGGCAGTGATGTACCAGCGGGAGTTGCCGTCCGCTGCACGTCGCCCTCCGACTGCGACGTCCGTGCCCAGGGGCCTGTTCGACTCGAAGACATCGTCGGTGGCCAGCACGCTGTTCGCGGAACGATACAGAACGGTGTCCGTTCCAGCAGTGCCAGGCCCCCAGTTCATCTTGCCGTCTGCCGTCATGAACCATCGGGCGTTGGCGTTGCCCGTCACCCGAGTCTCGTACTGAGAATCGGAGGTCGCCGCCCTGCTGCCCCGCAGCAGGTTGGTAAGGATGATCTCGCCGGAGTGGGTGACGTTGCCGGAGAAGGTGGGCGTGCCAGCGAGCGTGCCCGTAAGGGTCGCCGCGTTGATCGTCGGGTTGGTCAGGGTCTTGTTGGTCAGGGTCTGCGTGTCGGTAGTACCGACCAGCGGGCCGGTGACGCCGTGAACGCCGGAGGTCGCGGCCTCGTGAGTCCGGGAGTCGGTGAAGTCCCGAGCCGAGGAGACGTGCCTGACGATAGCCCCGGTGTTGTGGCTCGTGGCTGCCGTGCCGTCGATCGCCCTGGTGACCACGTACGGATTCGTCCCGGAGTTGACCTGAACGAGTTCCTCGTTCGCGGCGCCGTAGTCGATGGCCAGGGTGAACGGCAGCGTGCCGGGGAATCCGGTGTTCGCTGCCAGGGTGATCGTGGTACCGACGTTGGTAATGCCACCGTTGAGCTGGGTTTCCAGCGCAGTCGAGGAGTAGAAGCGAGAGTTGGCCATCGGTCACCTCATCCGTTGTCGTATGATAGGATTGCAGCATGCCTAGAACAGTTGAACTGAATCGGGACTACATCCACAATCGCTCTGTCGAAGTTGAATCCGGCTGCTGGGAGTGGTCGGGCTTCATTCGGCCCGACGGCTACGGAGAGTTGCGTCGGGCCCAGAAGGGCATCAGGGCTCATCGGCTATCCTTCTTTCTCTGGAATGGACGCTGGCCCGAAGTCTGCCGACACAAGTGCGACAACAGGAAGTGCGTCAACCCCGAACATCTCGAAGACGGAACTCACGCTGACAACGTTCGGGATCGGATCGAGCGTGGGCGCTCTCGACACCCCAAGAACGAGGAGCACGGCCGGACCAAGTTCAGTGATGAACTGGTTCAGCGGGTCCGCGACATGCGTGAGGCTGGCATGATCCAGCAGGCCATCGCTGACGAGCTTGGCATGGCTCAGTCTCACGTAAGTCGCATCGTTCGGGGTGAGAATAGAGTGTGACGCAGGTCACCCATTATACGTTTGAAACGAGTCGAACAGGCGCTGAAGCCGTGTGCGCTCTTCTGTGAGCCTCTGCTGATACAGGGCCATGTAGTACTTGGAGGCGTTGCTCCCGGCCCCTGTAGGCACCAGTGGGGCCCTCTCGGTGGCCTCTATGGCGGACTGCTGGAGCCGTGCCGACTCGTACGCAGGAAGCAGGCGCCAGCAGGCGCCGTACATCACGAGATCCACGTACCGCTCCGGGTATCCGGTGGTCGTAGCGAAGTCGTCCGTGCCTGACACCAGCTCGTTAGGCTTCTTGATGTACTCGACTCGGATGTTCCTGCCAGGGACGATGAAGTCCCTCATGATCTGGATTGTCTTGCCGGTAGGCGCAGGCGTAGGCTTCACCTGACCTGCCGTTGTGGACGCCGAAGGGTTGAACCGCCACGAGCTGAGCGGGAACCAGACGGCCGAAGGGCCGATCGTGTTGACCGTGACCTTGTACACGTCCTCGACTTCCACCGGAACCGGATACTCGTAGCGAGCGGCCACGTTCGGGAACTCGTACTCACCGAACACCCACAGGTCGGGGAAGGTGGCGGCGATCGTGTCGTTGATCGCCTCTTTGATGCGGGCCTTCGGGTACATCGGGTCGTCGGTGACGACCGAGTCATCCGCATGAGAAGCAGGAGTCGTACCCTCTACGCCCCTGCCATTCAGGTTGGCCATCACGGTGACCGTGCCGGTAGCACGGTCGTACTTCTTGACAAGCAGAAGCTCGTCATCAATCTCGACGAGACCTCGGGACAGGTTGGTCACCGTGTCGGTATCCACCTGGAAGGTCAGGTCCGTAGCGAGCATAGGTTCTGTGAGGTACGTAATGGACGCCTGATCGCGGGTGTAGCCAAGTAGCTGTTGCTTCACCCGGTCCACAAGGTCATTGAAAGTGACAGCCACTTGGATACTCCTTAGGACAGTCGTGTTGCGGTGATACCGGCAGACACGCCGATGCTGTTGGAGCCGTTATTGATCGACCTCACCCCGATGGCGGTAGCGCCATCGAGTACCACATAGAACTCGTAGCGGTACGGGATTCCGAGTGCGGCCGCGCTGGATAAGATGTGGTTCACTGAGCCGACGAAGAAATGGCTGTTGTTGGCGATGGCCGGATTACCGTTCCCGTAGGCGATGCGGTTGATGTTGATGCGGTACTTGCCAGCGGGAGGAGTGAGAGTACAGAACGTGTTCGCAGCGGTGACCGGAAGTTCGAAGCCTGCGTCCTTCAGGATGTCCGGTCCGGGGTCAAAGCTGGACGTCGAGAGCTGTGCCATCAGGAAGCCATCAAGGTTGCGCTTACCGTGCCGCCCACTACCGTGGTAGTGATAGCCCCTCGGGCGTACCGGAAGGCGTTGGAGCTGATCACGATGTTACTGACCGCACTGGCGGTCAGCGTAACCGGAGCCGCAGTCCGGAAGTAGCTGATGTTGTCATGCGAAACCTCCAGAGCCACAGCTCCTGCCGAGATACCGGCAGTCGTAGCGAACACGCAGGAGATGTTCGCCTTGGCCGACCCGAAGTCGACCACGACGCCAGGACCTACAGCGGTCAGGGCGTTGATCGTGGTCGTAGAGGTGGTCACTCCGGTGGTCGTGAACGTCGTGGTCGCCGGGTCCACCTGGACCTTGACGGCACCGGACGGATACACGTTGGCCACGTTGACCCCAAGGGAGTCGACCAGCTTGATGGGCCACGCTCCTGCCGGGGCTGCGGCCGTGCCCTGGTTCACCGAGCCCAGCGTGGTAGTGCCACCTGCACCGATAACCCTGACAGTCTGCTGTGCTCCGTCGGTTGTCAGGTTGCCGTCTGTGACGCTCATCCTGCCTCCTTGAATGCAGCATCTACGTGATGCTGCTTGGTACCGGCAGGCTCAAGGCCTTGCCGGACTGCGGATTCGTAGCCATCCAGCTCTCGGTCCCACGACTTCTGACGACTCCCGTAGGAGTCGCTGATCGCGGGGGAAATCTGAAGGCCCTTGGCTCGGACGCACTCGCCCCAGCTCAGATGATCCTTGGTGAGGCACGCACTGGCGCACCTTTCTCCCCGCTTCACCTGCATGAGCACTCCTCGAAAGGCTTGCCGCACATAGGGCAGACGGGAATGAACCTCGGCATACAGACGCAGTCGCACTTGAGGAAACCGCAAGTCGGACAGCGTTCCATCAGCGTTCACCTACCAGCCCGATGACAGCCTCACGCCAGGGAATGAGAACGATCTCGGTCTGCGT